AGCGACTGGACTGATGTTTGTTGTACCACTTTCCAATCCAGCGGCATAGCGGGAGGCCGGCCCTATACGTGGGGGCTTCAGTCGCATGGTAGCGGTGGTTGGTTTGCCCCCAGCACCCCGCCTGCTCCAATTGGGTTTGGGCTAAACATAATCGACTCGTCAGATAATACTCGCTTCGATAACTCTAAGAGGTACTACGGCGACGTTCTCGGCACGAGTTCGGCACTAAGGCCTCACACATTCGGCAATGTCACGACAGCACGATCTTACAACGACGATGGGTACTTATTTTCAACCTCGAATGGCAATTACCAACTAAGCTACGCTCCTTTTTTTGTCAATTACTCCTACCCCACGCTATCGATCACGCTGACTAGGCCGAGCAGCGAAGTCGCGACCCCACGGCGTTTGACTTATCCTAATTCACTTTATTCTCGCTACTTCGGGATGACGAGGGGCGTTTACAATCTCGATTGGCTTAGCGTTCCGCCAGCGGTCCGCCTCTCGCTTCCGGGCGGAGAGCCAAAGGGCTATCAGCTTTTTGTTCCATTTGAATACAGCCGTGACTTGCTTTCTCCTATCCCACTGAAGTCCGACATGGGGGGTTTTTCGCTCCCGACCGGGAGTTGCTATACGAGATCACTGGGCGACATTGGCGGTGGTCGCACTGCGATACTCGACGCGCCGTCGTCGTTTAAGAAGCTTTTCTATTATCAGAATGTTCTTCACGGCGTCTCAAACGACAACGACCTGTGGCGGCTCAACACCGTCGGCTACCCTCCGCGAGTTCATCCCGCAACGGAAGCACTTACCGAGCAAGACAAGATCACAATCAAGGCGTGGAAAGCCGAGTGCGACGTGACGTGGAGTTGGGAAACCGACGAAGACGAAGTCACGATCATGGCAAGCAACACGGTCAGCATGGGCACACCCGCGTCGGAAGTTTTTTCTATTGGCTCCTACTCCGGCACTTACTTGCTTCCGCCGGAAGAGGAGGTCGCGATCAATCAAGAATATGCGGACGCTGCTTCAATATACCCAGCCACTTCATACAAGATCGTAATTACCAACCCCGGACAGGGATATAAAGACAGCGATGACATTACATTCACGCTGCGAAACGCCAAGACAGTGGCGATCGGGCGGCAACAGTCGACCTTTTCGTACACATCACACGAAGCCAAGACAATTTCGGTTCAGGTGCCTGTTATTAGTTGGACTAACAATTCTTTTCCGTTTAATAGACTCGTCACGTATCCTACGGGTTGGGTTCTTACGTCTCCAAACGCGCCAAAAAACATCTTGCTAGGCAACAAACCCTATCCGAGGCCTTTCTACACATCGGCGTGGAGCAATTTACGAGACGCTGAATTCTCAACTGAAGACTTTTCCGCGACATACATAAGCTCACTGTCCGCCCGCCTGACTGACGGCTTTACCGTGCAGCACATCACGCACCCTGATTTCGTGCTAGGAACGTGGCCGCAGTATAAGTCAATCTGCATACGCGGCGGCGGTATTTACATGCAAGACACGTCTCAGGTGGAAAACATCGTAACTCCACAGATTGAACAAAGTCAGAGCGCGACTGCGATTCCATTCTTCACCCAAATTCCCGAAGTAGTTATATCTGGCGGCTCCGGCTCTGGCGCGCAGGCAATTCTTGTTCCGGCGTATCTGCCCTTTAGCGGAATCGACCACGCGGATGATGTAAGACGCAACACATCTCGCCCATACCGTCTGAGTGATGGACTAAGGAACCTTGACGTTGTGCTTAGGGACTGTTCTGTTCACTATGGGATTACCACGAACGGCTCTCTTCGCAGCTACGATAATCCACTAGCACCGCCCCCTTCGGGCTATGCCAGTGGCTTCACCAAGGCAGAGTGCAACATGGGACTCACCGCGAGCGGTGATGCCTATTTTCTCGGTCACACTTTCAACGACACGCGTCTCCACAAGCCGATTGCCGTCCAGAACGTCGAATACAAGATAGATGACCCCGGAATTAACTACACGCTCTGGCCCCTAGTGAAGACTCAGCAGTCATCGCCAGACGTTGCTGTAGTTGACGCCGTTATAGACGGAAAACTTGTGTCTCTTGGAGTTGACGACCCCGGCCACGGATACACTTCCGCTCCAACGCTAACCCTGTCTGGCGGGGGTGGCAGCGGGGCGGAGGCAGAGGCAGTGATATCGGGTCCAATCAAGGACATTCAATTAATTGTCGGCGGATCAGGGTACAAGGCTCCCCCCAAGGTAGTTTTTTCAAACCAAGGTTCGCGAGCATCCGCGACGGCAACTGTCTCTGGATTTGTTTCATCGATCGTTGTCGCAGACGGAGGAGATGGCTATCAAAGCAAGCCATCCGTTTTACTGACTGGAGGAGGCGGCTCAGGGGCAACTGCCGAAGCGGTGATGCTAAAGAGAGTCGCTTTCATAGTAATCACAGGAAGATCGGGGCTATTCAGATCGCCGCCCGCAGTATCTCTTGTCGGCGGCGGTGGCACTGAAACTGCCGAAGCAGAGGCGATCTGTCAATACAACGAGTCTCTTGATCGATATTTCGTGTCTTCGATACGAGTAAACTACAAGGGCGAGGGATACAACAGCGAACCAACAGTGCGGGTTGCCGAGGAGACTAGCGAAGATGGTGCCGTGTCTTCTGTGTCTGCATATGCCGTCATGGATCAGTATGTCTCTTCAGTGATTCTCATGAGTGGAGGAGGCAGCTACACCTCGCCGCCCGGCGTGATGCTGACCGGGCAGAGCATTTCGCAGGCTAAAGTGTTTGCGATGCTTTCCATGAGCGTTGACGGGGTGGGGCTTGCGTCTCCGGGGCAATACAGATCACCTCCTTCAATTTCCTTTGAGCCAACTGGAACTTTGCAGTCAATTTCTCTTACCTCCGGCGGAAGTGGATACAGAACGCCGCCGCGAGTAGTTGTTGTTGATACTAGGGGGCTGGGAAATGGTGGTGGTGGAGTTTGCAAAATCGACAAGAACGGTGTCGTCACTGGAGTTGTCGTTGCGTCCGTGGGTAGTGGGTATGACATCGACTACCCGCCGACTGTTGTTTTTGTAGGCGGCGGCGGAAGCGGAGCGACGGCGTCCGCAAGTGTCGGGAAGTCTGGCTCTGGAGCGTCTGCGTCGTGCCGCATTAGTGCCTCTATCCTCTACGCGAAAGTCAAAAGCCCCGGAAGTGGATATCAGTTTTCCCCCAAGGTGTTTATCTCGGGCGGCGGAAACATTGACGCCGCAGACGCCAACGCAATGCTTGCGAGCGGCGCGATCTCCCCAGAAGAGCGAGACTCCCGCGTTAAGTCTGCTACGGGAATTATTCAGTCTCGAATCGAAGGGCCGATCTCTCGATTCGATATCATCAATCCCGGCAATTTCTACTCAAGCGATTTTCAGGGGAACGTCGGAACCGTCAAGGTGGACATCACTTGCGTGCCTTCCTTAGCGCACGTTGTTGGAAGCAGACGCGTGGGCGTCAAATTCAATGCACCGCTTGGATATCCGGGCGGTCCAATATCTCAGCCTCTCGTAATGCCGACTGAGAAGTTTTTTCAGAAGCCCAAGGTGATTTTTGCAAACTCGCTTGACGTCGATGTTCAAGATTTTAAGCAGTCCACTAAAACGTCTGTCGGCACTCGTCAGGCACTGACACTGCCAGCGGCGACAAGTTTTGGAGAGTTTGGCTACTCGGGACTGAGTCCACGGCTGACGAATAGCTTAATTGTTGGCTGGACTGATCCATACTCTGGATCAAACAGGACGGGATGGTCTGGGCTTCGATTCGAGCAGGGGAGGTTTCCAGAGGTCGTCTTTAATAGCGAGTCCGGGGCGGGCATGACGGCGTCTGCATCTCTCGACAATTTGGGTGCCGTTCAGTCCGTTTCCATAAGCACCCCCGCGAGCGGCTACAGCGTCAGAGGAACGCGGATTGATCTTTCTGGCGGCGTTCTTAGGCACGTCCCGTGCAGTGCCTCGTGTGCCATCTCTGCCGACGGTCGGATAACGTCAGTGTCTATTTCTAGCGGTGGCGGGGGCTACACTTCGCCAGCGGTTATCATTCACGGCGGCGGCGGCGAGGGGGCTTTGGCTACGGCTACTTCCTCCGGGGGTGTAGTTCAGAGCATTTCGATTGTCAGTGGCGGTTCTGGATACTCTTCGTCTCGACCGCCTTCAGTTCTTGTTTACGAGACTTCTGGTTACTTCTCTGAGTCTACAGTCGGACTCGCGTTCAGAAGCGGACTGGCTAACTCGTTTACTCAGTTCACCGCAACGCAATACCCGATCAAGTGGGATTCATATCAGACGGAATACTCTCCTGCAATTCAGCGACAGGACGTCAGATATTCGTCTATCTACAGTCTTTCTTGGGATAGTACCTCCAATTCCGACACATTCGGGCAACTCACGGAAGCCACAAACTTGACGTGCAATAGGTGGATCGAGACGGGACATCTGAATACACGCCCGTACTCTAGTCCGCCCTTAGTTTCTGTCAGCGGCGATTGCGATCGAAGTCTGATTGTTTCCTCGCAAGTTGTTAAGTGGAGCGACGTTTTCTCGAACAACTACAGCGCAGTAGTCACCCACATCGATGTTTGTGGCAAAAGGGACACAACTTGAGCGACCACCACTTCCAAATAGACAGCCAGAAATGGCTCTGGCGGTACTCGCCTCTCAAGGGGACGGCGGACGGCTGGACGGATTTCGAGAAGAGAAAAGTGTTGATCCATTCGCAGCTAACGGGTAGAAAGAGGCTCGAAATTGAGCTTCACGAGGGGCTTCACGCCAGCCTTGGTCCGACCATCTCGGAAGAGTCTGTCACGCAGGCGGGCCGCGATCTGGCTAAGATTCTCTGGTCTCTCGGTTATAAGATTCAGGAGGAATCGCAATGACCACCGATAGTACGGATACGAGTGCCGATGACGACGACGAGATTGCCGACGATCTTGAGTCTGCGGTCGATATGGACTCCGCGTCGCCGATGCCCGGCGTGTTCTCCGAGGACAATCCCAAGGACGTCGTCGGCTCGAATAAGCTGCCCCTGCACCTCTGGCCGACGACGGCGTCCGCGATGGGCTGCATCGCTCTCCTGAACGGGGCTTTGAAGTACGGGCGATCCAACTGGCGACATACCGGAGTCCGCTCTAGCGTCTACGTGGATGCGTGCCAGAGGCATCTGGCGGCTTGGTTCGAGGGCGAGGATTCGGACGAGGAGGGCGTGCCCCACCTGTCTGCGGCTCTCGCCTGCCTCGCAATCCTCGTCGACTGCCAAGCTGCCGGGAAGCTTAAAGACGATCGCCAGTTCCCCGGCGGTCACAGGAAACTGATCGACTCGCTCACGCCTCACGTAAAGAGGCTGCGAGAACTGCACTCCGACAAGTCTCCGACGCACTATGACGCCAGAACTTGACTACCTACGGCAAGCGTGCCGGATCGCCAGACAAGAGTCGCACGATCCCCGCACGCACGTCGGTGCGATTCTCGTGTCGAAGCGTGGCGTGCCGGTCTACGCTGCGAACCAACTCCCGCCGGGAGTGTTTCGCACGCTCTCAAGACTGGAGCCGCCACGTAAGTACAAGTACATGGAACATGCGGAGCGAAACGCGATCTACGCGGCTGCGGCGGCTGGTGTCTGCACGCACGGCGCGACTCTTTACGCACCGTGGTTCTCATGTGCAGACTGCGCTAGAGGCATCATCTGTGCCGGAATCAAGGAGGTCGTCGGTCTCGCATCGCTTCGAGCGGCAACGCCTGAGAGATGGGAACGCGACATCGCGATGGCGGAGCAGATGATGCAAGAGGCCGGTGTCGCCACGAGGTGGCTCGCTGGCGTGGTTGGTGAGTCGATTCGATTCGACGATCGAGACATCTCAGTCTAAGTCCTGCCGAGGGAGGCGACGTGACGCCCAGCCTACCCCGTCACGTCGCCCCCGGCAGGCACTCTCATCCGATCTTCGGCAACACGTCGCAGGGTTTTGGCCCCGTTTCGATGAAGCGTGGATCGACATAATACGCCTTGGCGATTCTTGGACTTGAATGATCAAGCATCGCCGTTGCGTCCCCGCCACGAGCAGCGTAGTGAGTCGCTGCGGAGCGTCTAATCATGTGAAACTTGGTCTTTCTTCCGCCGTCGAGACCAGCACGTTTCACGATTCGACCAAACGAATGCCAGAGCAACGTCTTCATCTTATCCCAACTGAAGATCGCCTGCCCCTGCTTCTTCCCACGGCACACCTGATCGACGAGGTGCTGAGTCTCAAGGGTCAGTGAGTAGAGCTTGTCTCTCTTCCTGCCCTTCCTGTACTCGCTCCTGACGAGCAGCATTCCGTTCTGATAGTCCAGAACCTGAGTGCCCATAACCGCACCGATGCGTTCCGCAGTCTCCCAGAGAACACTCACGAGTGCCCTGAAATAGAGAGACGTCGGAACTCCATCAACCATTCCGACTTCCTTGTCTGTCGCACGGATCAGCGATCGAATCTGATCGATCGTCCACGCCGTCGGAATCCTTTCCGGCAACGTCGCTGGCGGGACGCACGGTCGAGTCTTGATCAGACCTCGATCGTGAGCGAAGCGAGCCAGACTCAACAATTGAGTCCGCTCCTTCTCAGCGGTGAACGCACTCCTCTCGCTCGCCCGCTTCGTTAGAAAACGGGCGATCGAGAGATCGTCGAGGTCGCCCAGCGTCGGCTGACGCTGGAGAAACTTCGCGAACGATCGCAGAGTGCAGTGATACAGCCGCGTGGTGTTCTCAGATTTCCCGCGAAGCTTCAAAGGGGCATAGATCGTCTCGAAAAACTCAAGTAGTGAAATCATGGTGGTGTGTCCTCCTTCTAGTGCCACCAGACTGGGGTACTCCAAAAGAGCGTCCTCAAGCTGGGTGGCAGAGTACACATCCGTGCAGAAAATTTGCCCCCCCCCGAATACCTTACTTGGGGGAGCAAGACTCACTTCTTGCGAGTCACAGATCGGATGATCGGCAAGGTTTTCCATTTCCAAACAGGTCTGCTAGACCGTCCGCCAAGACTTCCGCCGCTTGGCGGCGAGTCTTCACGCGGCCTGCGAAAATGTCGTCGATGAGCCAGACGACAATCTGGTCGACGATGACGTCAGCCTTCTTGTCGACCCCTCGATAAAACCTCTCGCGGACCGCCCTGCGGATCGACTGCACAGACTTGGGGGCTACTTCCTTGGTTGCCATGTCTCTGTCCTCCGTGTGCCTACTAACAGCCTTCGGGAACACCCTTCAGGCCCGCCATAAGAATCCTGTCCCCGCCACTTTTTGTCAAGCGTTCAGCGGGTTTCTCGGTGAAACCCGCTGATTTTTAGGTGGTTTGTACGGAAGCAAGGAGGACTCTGATGTATTTCAGGCCAATTTCGATCGAAGAGGCGGCTAAGGCGACAGGACTGACCAAGAGCGGGGTCGTGAAGGCGGTCAACTCGAAGAGACTCGTCGCGGTTCCGCTCAGTGGCAGAGGTCTGATGCTCTGTCTGGAGCAGTGCAAAGGCCAGTCGTTTGACGCGGCTGAGTTTCGGAAGCTCTGCAAGAAGTGGATTTGCGTTCCCGAGGCCTGCGACATCGTCTGCAAGACGGACGCGATGGTGATGCGAGACCTGAGATCGGGAAAGATCAAGGGGTTTCGCCTGAACGGACGGGCGTGGGCGGTGGAAAAGGCATCTGCCGAGCAGGAGTGGAAGGACTACGTATCCGGCCCACCCAGCAAAGGTCAGCCTCGGCAGATCGGCGTCAGCCGCTCGCCGCGTGTGATCCGGAAAAAAGCCTTGCACGCCAAGAAAGCGAAGGTACGATCACGCCCCGGCAGCAAGTGAGTGCTGCCTCATCTTGCCAAGCGTAGTACGGAAGCGATCGCTATGAGCAACGCAGTTGACCATCCACTCCACTACTCAAGCACCGACGGACCGGAGTGCATTGAAGTAGTGGAGTGGATGGGTCTTTGCCCCGGCTTCTCGCTTGGAAACGCGGTGAAGTACATCTGGAGGGCGGACAAAAAAGGCAACGCCATCGAAGACCTTGAGAAGGCTCGATGGTATCTCGATCGAGAAATCGAAAGGAGGAAGAAATGCACGACACCGCAGTCTCTGCCGCCATCGTGATCGCGTGCTTCGCGTTGGAGACGTTCCTCTTCTCCATCGGCTGGAACCTCGCGTTGCCGTCGATCTTTGGAATGAAGCAGATCACGATTGCCGAGTCGTTGGGGCTAGTCGTCTTCCTGAAAATCGCCGGTCTCCAGTTTTTTCCCGTCGGTGCCCTGAAGAGGGCGATCAAGTGAAGCCTCGTGCGTTCAAGGCAGAATCGTTTCAAGTGCGAGCCGAGTGCGTCATATCTGAGGACGGCGAGCGAACCGTCGACACGTCGATCGACTTGTTCGACGACGCGACGACAGCCGACGATCTCAAGCGTTACGGTCAATGGTTGATCAAGGCCTCGAAGTGGCTCAAGGAGAAGAACAGTGCCAACGCTCGCTGATGAACTTCGCGTGATCGCCTGCTACAAGACTGGCGAGGATTTGTCTGATCGCTTGAAAGCTGCCGACGACGTGCAGAGGCAGCAAGCGGCTGCACTCGTGCGTGCCGCCGACGAGATCGAGCGGCTTGGCGGCATCAAAGACCTGATCGAGAAGGTCGAGCAGTGGGGTCGCGACCGCTGCATCATCCCCAACAGCACACCGCAGGCTCAGTTGCTGAAGAGCATGAGCGAGATGGGCGAGCTTGCTGACGCCACGCTGAAGAACGACGTGCCAGAGATCGTTGACGGCATCGGCGACGTCCTCGTGACGCTGATCCTCTACGCCGCGTTGCAGAG